GTACGATTCGATCAGAGGTGACGTAGACTTAAGTATCGACTTCGCCGAGGCTCACAAGTCCCGGAAGATGATTGCCGATACCTTGCGTGGCATGGCTAACCTCGCAACGACGTTTCGCAAGATGCGTCGGTCTAACCCTAAGGACTGGGGAAATCTGTGGCTCGAGTTCACGTATGGTTGGAAGCCTCTGGCTTCTTCCATATACGGAACCGCGGACCGCCTGATGAAAGCTCCTACCGGCCCTCGGTATTTCTATACCAAGGGTTCTGCTAAGAACGTCATCAGGACCTCCAGTACCTCTGGGAACGGGCAAGACACCGTCCGGATCCAGCAAGATTACGAGAGATCGTATCGTTGCAAAGTCTGGGCTCAATTTGCCTTTACTCAGAGCGCCTTGGATTCTTTTGCTGGGTTCACCAGCCTGAATCCGGTTTCGATTGCTTGGGAGTTAACTCCATACTCGTTCGTCGTCGATTGGTTTGTCGACGTCGGCGGGTATCTTCGAAACTTCGAGAACGCGCTACTTTATCGTACTGACTTTGTGAGTGGTTTCGTCTCCGAGTCTTGGAAGTCTACTGCCACTGGGTTTAGAACCCAGGGGTATACGGCTCCCAACGGTGACACCACTTACGAGTACAGTACGGCTAGTAGTTGGAAGCTTGGGTTCCGGAGAACGCCTCTTGGCGGTATTCCGTTCCCTCGCGCCCCTCGCTTTGATCCAAAGCTTGGGACTTCTCGGTTAATTTCAGCTGCCGCACTACTCGGTCAACTCCTTCCTGGCCGAAAGCACTGATAGGATAATAGGTCGGATCTTTTGATCCGGTTCCGGAGGTTTTCCTCCATTTCATCCACCGTGGCCTGACACTTCTGAAGTGTTCTTCAAAAGGCTAAACAACTGGAGTTTTTCCATGTCAGCAGTAGCAAACATCGTCTTGCTGGATGCACAGGCGACCCCTGTGAGTCACACTTTCATCCCCCTCGGCCCGGACAAGAACGGCGTGTGGTGGTTCGAAGACCAAACGGGCACTGCTTCGATTGCGTACAACCGCATCTCGTTGCAGCTCGTTCGTCCTCTTCCAGCTCAAGCCGGTCAAAATTCGGATGACCGTGTCAACCGCGTCAAGATCGGGATTCACACCCCGAAGGTGGAAGCGCTGGGCGTCGCAGACTCGGGA